CTCATTTACACAGTATGATCTTTAGAGAAACACAAGGTAGTGATGTTTTTCTATCAAGTTATCACAACTTCTATAACAAGCACATGGAGTTTAGTGATATTATTATAGGAACACAAAGTCAAAAAAATATCAACGAATTAACCAAACATGGTTCTACTAATTGTAAGCTGTTAAAAATGCCAATGAGCGAAAGACAATTACTAGAACCCTATGCAGGAACTAAATCGGGTGTGTTGTTTATCGGCAGATGGGAAGAAGGTAAAAACCCTGAAGCATATATTAAAGTGATGAAAGAGTGTAAGTTACCCTGCAAAGTAATGACTAATTCCAACGGTGCTAAAAAGTTTGAAAAAGCTTTTAAAGAAGCAGGTATAACAGACTATCAAATAAAAGCAGGTATAGTGGGTAGTGAAAAAGTAGACTTTATTAAAAGTTCTAAAATATTTTTCATGCCTAGTTTAAGAGAAAACTATCCGTTTGCCTTTTTAGAATGTTTAGGACACATGCCTTGCGTAGTTCTAGATACTCAAGATTGGTCAGATAACTTTGATAGCAAATTCTATCATAAAACAAGTTTATCACAAGCACATGAATATATCTTGGCGTTAGCTGGTATTAATCAACTTCCTGAAGCTTTGGATTACGTCAGATCGTTAGATGATCAAGTTGCAGAAGGCTGGGAACAGTTGTTAGTTGACTTTAAAGCTAAACAAGCAAAAACTAATACAGCTAAGATAAACACTTACGAAACCGTAAATTACAAAGACTATATAAAAGACCTCAACAGAACACAAATAGCAAGAGAGGACTTTGAAAGCGTATTATCTAATAAACACAAGTTTAGAGTAATATATACAGATCAAGATACATGGTTAACAAAAGATTTAACTTTTGTACCAACAGATGATACACCAAATGCATTATTTGAAGGATTATAATGAAAAAGATTTTAATTACAGGTTGCTCAGGGTATATTGGTTCACATCTTTGCAAACTATTAGAAAACGAATATGAAATACATGGTTTAGATGTTAAAGAACCTCAAGTACCTATCAAAAAGTTTTATCAAGTAGACATTACTAGACTGTTTACTATCCCAGATCAAACTGAACCATATGACGCTGTTATTCACTTAGCAGCATTAGTTAATGTAGGGGAAAGTGAACAAATGCCTATGCTGTACTATTTTACTAACCTAAATGGTACAACAAATGTAATGAATAAAATACCAACTAACAACTTTATATTTGCATCTACTGGAGCAGCGGTTGGGTGTGAATCAGCATATGGTATTAGTAAACGGGCAGCAGAAGATTGTGTAAGAGAAATGTGTACTGTACACAAGCCAATGGATTATACTATTTTTAGATTTTATAATGTGATCGGTAGTCATTATGGTATCAAGCCAACTAATCCTGACGGCTTAATGTATAATTTAATGAAAGCACGAGACACTGATGAGTTTACTATCTTTGGTACTGACTATAGAGAATCATGGGACGGTACAGCGGTTAGAGATTATGTACATGTTATGGAAATATGTACTGCATTAAAGTTAGCTATTGAAACTCCTAGTAACAAAGTAGAAAGCTTAGGGCACGGGATCGGTCACACTGTAAGAGAAATGGTTGATATATTTAAACAAGTAAACAACTGTGACTTTAAAGTTAAAGAAGGTTCTAGGAGGAAAGGGGACTTACCATCAAGTGTATTAGAAAATGTTTCACCGTATATGGTAGAGTTGTATACTGTTGAACAACTGCTTACTTTAGATAAATAGTACAACTGACAGGTAACTTATTATGGATTTTAGAAAACTTTTAGATATTATTAATGAAGCGGCAGAGTCGCTTCCGGGGTCAACTGCTGGCGTAGAGATAATGTCACCAGAAGAATTCGTACAAGCTGAACTAAGTGATGACGAGATTTCGGAAGATGAAGTTGTAGACGAAGCTACGAAACTCTCGGCTCCTTCTAGAGAATTTGGTGATCAAGAATTTCAAGATTATATGAAAAGAATCATAGGAACACCTGACTTAGATAAACAAGGTAATCCTAAAGTAGATAAGAAAGGTATTGAAAAGTATGTATCGGGTAAAGAAAAGACAGATAGATATAAATTACCATACATGCACCGATCTAGCGTAATAGAATATTACGATGCGGCGGGTAACAGATATGACGAAAAGAAAGTTATTGATGTGTTGTCTCAAAGACCAAAAGAACTGTTAAAAGAAAACGAAAAAATGAAACACTCCAGCGGAGAACTAGAACAGTTCTTTAACGTTGGTTTTGCTGCGTTAACTGGTATCGCAGTTGATGAATCAGATAATAAATTGATTATCGTAAATACATGTCCGGGTGCTGGATCATGTAAAGTTGATTGTTTTGCTATGAAAGGCGGAAAGATTCAGTTCAAGAACGCATGGATAAGCGATGGTAGAATATTAACATATTTGTTAAATGATCCAGACGGGTTCTTTAATCAATTGAAAACCGAAATTGAAAAAGAAAAACGTTTAGGAGATAAAAACGGATATCGTGTTACTATTAGATGGCACGATGCTGGGGATTTCTTTAGTCCGCAGTATATGGATTTGGCATTTAAAATGGCTCAATCTATACCTGATGTTAATTTCTATGCTTACACTAAAATCGCTGGAGCAGCATTAGGAAAGAAACCAGACAACTTTATGATAAACTGGAGTGAGGGTGCTAGTAAACAACAAGAAAGACAAGTTAAAGCAACTGATCCTAACTTAGAAAAAACAAAGAACTCTAGAATTGTTCCCGACGAATTATTCAAAGATTTGTTGCTCAAGAAAGACGGAAAGTTGGAAAAGGGACCAAGTGGACAATGGCAACTTCAGCCAGGAACATTAGATACTCTTAAAGACAGACTAGCAATTAAATACGGTTTAAATAAAAATACTATTCTTAGCTATGATGAATGGGAGAAAAAGGGTAAAGATTCTATAAACAATATATGGAATGTTATCATTGCTCCCGGTGAACCCGATCTAACAGCAAACTCTCAGGGCGTACTAAGTACCCTACTCTTAAAGCATTGATATGTAAGGGGTATAATAATATACCCCTTTCTCATCAAATCTATTGACATTTCTAAATAACCGTGTATACTTAACTAGTCTATCATTATACTGGGTATCTACAATGATCAAAAAGATTGGATTTGCGTGTAAATTTGTAGCAATCAACAAGAAAGGTCTTGTTGAAAGTGTTGAAGGTCTTAACACTGGCGGCACTACTCTTACTTACTTGAAAAAAGTGGGCAAGAATGTAGCTGAACGCAAAATGTGGGAAGTAATGGAAACTAACATCAAACACACACATAATCTTGTTATGCGTGTTGCTAAACTTCCACTTGAGCTTAGAATTGTGAGGTTGACGAGCGACATGATGACAGCCTACACTCACGAAGATTGGCAATACTTTTACAAACTGCCTGACGTAGTAAAGCGCATGGAGCAACTATTTGCGCCCATTGGTGAAACTGCTAGAAAGCATAACGTTAGACTTTCATTTCACCCCGGTCAGTTTACAGTGCTAGCTTCGGAAACTCCCTCTATAGTAGAAAACTCTATTAGAGAATTTGAATATCATGTTGATATGGCTCGCATGATGGGCTATGGCAAACAGTTTCAAGACTTTAAGATCAATGTGCATATCTCTGGCAGAAAAGGTCCTCAAGGTATTATTGACGTTTTGCCTCGTTTGTCTCCTGAAGCAAGAAACATGATCACTATTGAAAATGACGAAATGACATGGGGATTGGATGCTTCACTTGAGCTTGCAGATCATGTTGCACTAGTCCTAGATATTCATCATCATTGGGTGAAAACAGGTGAGTATATTGAAGCTACAGATGATCGTATCAAGCGAGTGATTGATTCTTGGCGCGGTGTTAGACCTGTTATTCATTATAGTGTTTCACGCGAAGATTACTTAGTTAATCATTGTAAAAACACACTACCCAATCTTACTACACTATTAGAAACTGGGCACAAAAAACAACACCTTCGCGCTCATTCTGATTACTATTGGAACACAGCGGTTAATGATTGGGCTATAACTCACAATGAGTGGGCCGACATGCTGTGCGAAAGCAAAGCAAAAAACCTTGCTAGCTTTGCATTATACGATACATACATTAAGGAGAAAACTAATGTTTGATAAACTGAAAAATCTATTTAAGAAAGCTGAAGCACAACCAGAGCAGCCAGTAGAAAAACCTGTTAAAGAACCAAAGCCTAGAGCTAAAAAACCTAAACCAGTTGAACCCACACTAAGCGCAAAAGAACAAGCAACCGCAAAAGGTGACCCATATATCAATATTTTGAAAGTTGATGTTGATCCAAATGATATTAATAATGGTTCATTTGATCTTGACTGGAACGATAAGTTTGTGTTAAACTTAATTAAAGCTGGGTACAAAATGAAACCTGACGATACTGATGCAGATATCGTAGATCGTTGGTTTACACAAGTATGCAGAAACGTAGTACTAGAAATGTATGAACAGCAACAAGCAGATCCAGACACTCGCGCTCAACAAATGCGAGTAATTCAAACTAAAGATATCGGTGATGGAAGGACAGAGGTGAGTTAAGATGAAAAATTTACTTTCAGACGAAAATATTGACCTTGCTATCCAATATGCCTTAGGAAATGATAGCGTATTTGAAAATTTAGATCCAGGATATCGCAATTTGTTGTTGGCTATGCTAAGTGATAATAATTCATCAACGCTTAGAGAGGCAATGGTACTGCGTATGCTAAATTATACTTCATATACGGAAAAGCATGGCATGGATGGCTACTGTCCTCTAACAGGCAAGCAAAAAGAGGTTAAGCCTAAGTTTATCGTTGAAGGTCAAAAGATCGGTGCCAATAGTGGCAATTTCAATGATATGACAAATGAATTGCTGGATAAGAAGGACGGGTGTGATGTTATTTGCGCCGGTTTTCATGAAGGGAGATTCCTGTATGTCATTGAAATTCCGTACGAGGTAATTAAGCCCAAACTCAAGACGAGAGTTGATAGCGCCAGGATTGGCAAAAGAGTAGTATGTGAATTCGGTTACAAGAATTATGATCATGATAGCTTGCAGATTAAGTATCTAAACGAAAATCTCATTGCCGAAACAAATAGCATATCTAAGCCGCACTTTGATATGCTTAAAAAGAGATATAATGCTCTTACGTGATATTTTAAACAAACGACATTCTACTAGAAACATGAGTGATGCTGATTTTGAAGCAGCATTACCCATGCTTGCCCTAGAACTTGAGCAGACTAGTTTTTACTTTTCTTATACTGATGAAGATATGAGAAAGGATTGGAAAAAGCTTTGCGATTGGACTACTACAGAAGATAGTATCAATTCTACTAGTCGCCTAGGTATGAAGTTGAGCGAACACTTTTGTCCCAACTTTTACGATATTGAGAGCGCAACTGGCACAAGTTACAAAAGTCTATGGACGGCTAAGAACTTAGAAAAGATTTTACGTTGGAACCGCAAGAGCCATAGTACTCCGTATTTGAGTGAGATAAAACGGGGAATTTACTTTTGCTGTGGTATGACAAAAAACACAATGTATCGTCCTCAAATGATGAAACTGACATGTATTAAATACAAACCTAAATATGTTTTAGACCCTTGTGCAGGTTGGGGAGGTAGAATGTTAGGTACAGTCAGCTATGGTGCTAACTACATTGGGTTTGAACCAAACACTACAACATATAACAATCTAATAAAGATTGTAAACTTTCTCGGAATCCAAGATAAGGTCACGTTAATATGTGATGATGCTAGAAATATGTCACGTTATAACATTCCTAAAGTTGATATGGTGCTTACCAGTCCTCCCTATTTTGATTTAGAAGTGTATGTACACGAAGATACTCAAAGTATTAAAAACATGTCTACGTATCAAGATTGGGCTGACGATTTTTTGAGAGAAGTTATTAGGTTAGGATTAGTTCACCTTAATGAAAATGGAGTTAGCTGCTGGAATGTGGGAAAGGTTAAAAATCGTGATATGAACGTTGATGTTGAAAAGTATCATAAAGAATTTGGATATCAAATTTCGGATATTCTTACAGTAGCAAGTAGTAAAAGACAAAGTAATCAAACACTTAACAAAAACGCAAAAAGTAGCGATAACACTGTAGTATATTCTAGGCTTGATAATTTATAGGTAACATATCACGTGGGTAAATAAGTATACCTGCTGATACAAAAATGTAATGTTAGAATGCATGAATATCAACCAGCATACTAGGACATACGATCCCAAATACGAGTAATTCAAACTAAAAATATCGGCGATGGCCGGGCAGAGGTGAGTTGAAGATTTTATTATGATAGGAGTTACACAAAAATGGGTAGAAGGTTTATCTGAGATTGAACTTTTTATACTCAATACACTACAAAAAAATAAAGAGCATTTGAATTGCAGACTTATAATAAAAGAAACATACTGTGACTGGTTACACCGCCCTGCTATTTATTGTGCGGACCATGATAGGTTTTTATCATGGGTAAAAGACGATTCATATTATCCTCTTCATACGCTGGAACATTACGAAATTCTAGGAATAAATGCGGTTGAATACCCGGAAGATGATACCAAAGAAAGAATACGAAAAGAGCATGGTTACGGTCATTCAAAACTAAAAGGAATTACGGTGAAAAATTATCGTGCCGGGCACAAAACAAGAATATGGCATGGTTACAAAGGTAATCCATACAGAGATCCGTCTATGCCCGAATACTGGGATTTTATAGAAACTTTCTTGTAGTGGTTGTCTTATTCGTGTTGTTTTTGCCCTTTTATCTTGCTATTATATTTAAATATGCTACTATATAAAAACTTACTATAACTTTGGATTAATAAATGAAATACGCACTTGTAGACACTGCTAACACTTTCTTTCGTGCCCGTCACGTAGCATCGCGTAATGCCGATACTTGGCAAAAGATTGGTATGGCACTACATCTTACACTGGCTTCAGTCAATCAAGTTGTAAAGCGACATGGTATTGATCATGTGGTATTTTGTTTAGAAGGCAGGTCTTGGCGTAAAGATTTCTACAAGCCATATAAAGCTAACAGAAAGCTTGATGAGTCTGCAATGACTGAATCCGAAGTAGAAGAAAACAAAATGTTTTGGGATACTTATGAGGCTCTGACAGTATACTTGCGTGAGAAAACAAACTGTTCAGTTATCAGAAATCCCGTAGCTGAAGCAGATGATATCATTGCACGTTTCATTCACTTGCATCCAAATGATCAACACATTATTGTTTCTTCGGATACTGACTTTATTCAACTGATTACTGAAAATGTAAAGCAGTACAATGGTATTACTAATCAGTTGATCACACTTAGTGGTTACTACGATGATCGTGATCGTCCAGTGATTGACAAGAAAACTAAGCAGCATAAAGGACTAGACGATCCACAGTTTATCTTGTTTGAAAAGTGTATGCGCGGTGATGCTACTGATAACGTGTTTTCAGCATATCCCGGTGTTAGAACTAAAGGTAGCAAAAACAAAGTTGGCTTGATAGAAGCATTTGCTGACAGTGACAAGAAGGGTTTTAACTGGAACAACATGATGCTGCAAAAGTGGACAGATCATCTTGGTGTTGAACGTAGAGTACGTGATGATTACGAACGTAACCGTATCTTGATTGATTTAACAGCACAGCCTGAAGATATCAAACAGCAAGTTGATACAACTATTCATGATACAGTAAAGCTTGATCACATACCGCAGGTTGGTGTTCACTTTATGAAATTTGCAGGAAAATATGAGCTTAACAAAATCAGTGAACAAGCTGAAACTTATGCTCGTTGGTTGAATTCACCTTACAAAGGTACTCTTTATGAAAACGCCGCTTGAGAAACAAGTTTATGCTGGATTGATGGAGATTTTGAAAGACAAGTCTTTTTACTACCAGAGTTACTCTTCAGAGTATTGTCATCTTACTGAAGAGGGTAAAGAAGCCATCTTAGAATATGTTACTATCATGGCTCCGCATATGATTAAACGTGAAGAGCATGAACTTAACGAACGGTCTAAACGATTAATGATGGAAGAGTTAAAGTCATGAAGAAAATATTTTACGAAAAAGTAGGTAAACGTTACAAGCCAGTAAAAGAGTATGATTCAGAGTTAATGGATGCTTTCCCTAAAGGAACAACTCTTGTTGTATGTCGACCGGGTAC